ATGTTACTTACCTTTCTTTATATCAATAATCTTTTCTAGTGTCCTGCCTCCGAAGTAAAAAGAGACGATGAGCATAATCATCTGACCTAGCAACTCTACATAAACCTGATTCACATTAATACCAAAAGCAGAAACAGAAGCAAATATAAAATAAGATACTAACAAACCAACAAGTGTCATTGGTCTTACATTCTTACTTAACCATGAATCACTAGACATATCAGCTTCGTGTCTCTTAGTTAACTCTACTTGCTCAGCAGTATCAGCTTGAATAGAAGCTAGTTCGCCTGATTGTTGTAGCTCAATTAGTTTTAACTTAGCTTGCTCTGCTTGTGCAGGATCAGGGAATACTTTATCAAGTACTTTAGATCCAATGCTTAGTATTGCGTCTAACGGTAGTATCATTGTACAAAACCACCAGTGATGTTGTCATCATCTTCTACAGGAGGGTTCTGGAGGTTCTGTTGGGCGTTTAGACCGCCTTCAATACCTACAGTAGTTCCTCCATAGATAACACGAGGGATAGCCTCTCCTAAAGAGTCTAGAACCTTCCTCATGTCAGCAGGATTCTCTATCTTAAAACTCATACCTTTAGCTGCATTTCTAACTTTATTAATACCATTAGGATCAACAAGAAGCTGGAAGATAGCATCATCTGTTTTCTCAGCAGCTCTTGCAGTGTTAATACGACTTATTATACGAACACCTTTTTGAACTGCACTTGATATTTTATCACGTAGAGTAGAAGTTACATAAGGAATATCAAGACCGGGTTGAATCTTAGCTAGTGGATCTAAATCCTTTTGTGTGATGCTTGTACTGATTTTACTTAAGTCTGCTTTTGATAGTTGATCTGATATCTTAGCTAGATCTAAAAGATCTTTCTGATATGTTTTACCAAACAACTGATCAACAGCAAGTTTGTTTCTAGGGTTTGTTAAGAATGCTACAGCACCATCAGGTGAGTTACGAGCTATATCTACTACCTCTGCACGAATAGCTTGTCTAACACCTCTTTGTGAAGCTGCGTCCAAGTCTCCGATATCCTTTTGAACCTTTAATAGGTATCGTGGGTTGCTTAGTGAGTTATTAACAATAGTTTTGTAATCAGTTAAACCATCTCTAATAAAGTTATCAGCTAGTCGTTTCTCTTGTACCTTTACGTTCTCATCTAACTCTGCCTTCTTAAGACGTAGTTTAGAATCATCAATTAAAGATGCGTTTAGTTCTTTCTCTAGTCCGGGAACTTGACGAATCACTTCAGCATTGTCTTTGATATACTTAGCTAGTACTGGACGATTGATTGCACCATCTTTAATAGCTCTCTTATACACATCAGCAATGATTGAGTTCTGTACGACAGGAATGCCGTCTGCACCAGCTACGTTTAAGAATTGACGAGTAGCTGAACCGTTCTCAATGATCTTAGGAGCAATCTGTTCTGCATACTTACGTGAGTCAATGTTCTTAATAGCTTGTTCGTTAAAAGGAACACCTAGACGCTCATAGTAAGCTTTATCAACAGCCATTAATCGGTCATTGAAGTTACCCGGAATCTTAGCACGTTCAGTATTTAACTGTGCTTCAAAAGATGTAAGTAAACGCTCTTCTGTTGGTGTTAAGTTTTTACGCTGTAGTTCATTGACACGTCTTTTTAGTGAATCTACTGTGTCAAAGTTTACAGGAAAGAACTCACCCTGTTTAGGAGAAAAGTTAGTTACTAAATCATTATCTAAAGGAGTACCCTTACCAAAGATATCCCGTAGTCTGTTATCAACTACAAAGTTATATAGGTTGCGTGTTGACTCTGCTGGTAACTTAGCACCAGCTTTCTTAGCATCTTGAAGAATAACATCATATACAGGAGACAATTCATCTTTAATAGCACGAGACTTAATCTCTACTAAGTTAGCAGCTACACGACCAATCTTCTCTTCTGTCTGAGATGGTATAAATTTAGTTGTTAAGTCTATTAGTTTCTGATCAACCTTAGCAACTTTGTCTTGTGCTGCCATGATTGACTTAGCAGCCTTTGGAAACTGAAGAGCATTAACAAAGTCAGGAGTTGTTGTAGAATAACGAGAGCCAAATAACTGTTCTGCTTTAGAATCAATTAAGGTACTAAGTTGTTTAATCTCATTATCTAATCCTGCTCTATATTTAGGATCTTTTGCTAAGCGTTCAGCTTGCTGTCTTAATAGAGGATCATCAGCTAGAGAAAACAATATAGGTAGGTTTTCTTTATCAAAAGATTGTTTAATATTGTTAAAGTCAGTTACTATCTTATCAAGTTCACCTGCTTTATATCCATTAGCTGCTTTCTCTAATAGACGTTGAGTAGAACCCGTTGCTACTGATTCTTCAGCTTTTAAAGGATCTGCTTTAACTGCTTTATACTTATTGTAGACTTGACCAGCTACGTTAGTAGTATAATCAATGCCTTTAGATACTGCTGTAGCTACTGGAGCTGATTTAAGACCTGCAGCGGTTGAACCAAGCAATCTTCCTGCACCTGTTTCCTTACCGGTAATAGCTTTCTCTACTTGACCACCAACTTCACCACCTGCGTCTGATACAATACCTAGTGAAGTAAGCGTAGGAAGTTTACGAGCTAGAGTAGTACCCGGCATAAATAAAGCAGTAGGGTCTGTAGCAAGTTCAATACCTGATCCTAAGAATCTTGTAAGAATGTCAGGTGCTTTCATGTTAACATTACCACCTGTTATCTTAGCTAACGGATCAGTATATGATGATGATCTTTGTTGTAGTGTATCTACAAGACCTTTATTAGCTAATGCAATATCTTCTTTTGTTCTATCACGTAATCCTAGAACCTCAAACAATTGTGCCATAGGATCTATAAAGGCTTTTTGAGTTACTGTTTCTATAGCACCAGCTGCACCACCAATTCCTTTTGGTGCCCCTCTCTAAGAGCATTCTCTAAAAACTCTAATCGACTTACTGGCTTTTCTTCTTCTTCTTTAGGTTGTGCAAAAGCAGCTGCCCTAGCTTTTGCCTCTGCTATTGCTATTGCTTGTTGCTGTTCTAGTGTAAATTCAGCCATTGTCTATCCTTACCTAGTAAATAGTTTACGTTGTTCTTCACTCATAAATCTCCAAGTCATAGGATCAATACCTGAAGGTCGTGGAGGTAGTTTAGCTTGTTCAGCATCAAAAGCTTTAGTACCCATTACATTCTTTTCGTTAGCTACTCTTGCTACTTTCTCAGCTCTAGTTTCCCATTGACCTAATTGCTTATTAATGATTCTATCAGGTACGTTTTCTTTATAAATGTCTCTTAAAGAAGATGCTTTACTATTATATTTATCAGCTGTTTCTTTTTCTAATAAATCTAATGATGATTTTATCTCAGCTAGTTTAGCATCAGTTGGTAAACCTGTGAAAGCAATACTTAAACCACCAATACCTCTAGTAATTAAACTTCCACCACCTGTTAAACGAGCTACTTCTTTTTCACTTACTCGATTATCACCAGCAGCTTTAGCTAAAGAACTTGTAAATAAGTTATAAGACTGTACGTTATTATTCTTCTCAACGTCTTTTAGCAGTGTTTGAAGTTCACTAATTGTAGAAAGCTTATCTTTAGGAGCACTTACCTCAGCTCTGACATCACTGTTAAATTTATATAAATCAGCATTAGATATTTTTGTTCGCTCACCGGGAGTTAGCTCATCTCTTAACTTCTTAATCTCTAAGCCTGTCTTTTGAATATTCTGTTTCTTAGATGTAATCTCTAAATCACTCTTCTCTGCTTTGTTGTAATCTTCCAGTGTACCTACTTGCATAGCTTGAGCAATAGATTCATACTGACGTAAGGCATTTACATCATTAGGATTAGCTTCAATACGAGCAGCTAGAACCTGTAACGCTTGTGTAGCTTGCTGAGGATTAGCAGTATAGAAAGTTGTGTTTTCACGCATTACCTTTGTTTGAGCTACTTCAGCTTTAACAGCCTCTTCAGTTGCTAAACGCTTTACATTTGGATCTTGGGTGTTATCAGCAATGTATTTAAAATATTCGGCAGAGTTAGGTGTAAACTGTGCAGAAGCTTCTGTAGTTAATTTATTTATCTGATTAACAGGATTAGCTTCTTCGTTTCCAAATAACTTACCACCAACAACCCCACCTAGTTGACCCAAAGCAAGTCCTATTTTTTCATATGGAGAAGAAGCACCTTGGTACATGCCAGACCATAGTTTCTGTTGTTGTAACTGTTGCTCGTAAGGGTCATACCCTAAAAGAGTTGAGTATATATTTTTAGCAGCCATTATTTATCCTTAGTAAATTAAGCTATAGTCAACTTGACGGAAACCATCTTTGTCAAATGATACTGCTTCTGGAATAAGTTGTTCAGCTTCTTGAGCCATGACACCAATAAATCTGCCATGTCCTGCTGTTGATTTATCTTTAAATTCATCTTTATATTCGTATGAATAAATATTTAAACCACTTGGTAATACACCTTCTAGTTTAATGTTTTCTTTTAATCTAACATCTGAAGCAACAATAGCTGCAGGAGCTAGTTTTGCAGCACCTAGTGTCGCACCGGCTTGTAATAAACCACCCCACAAACCAGCGTTTGCAGCATTAGCAGCTTGAACAGCACCATACTGAGTCTGTGCTGCTTGTGACATACCTTGGTTATATATCTGAGAACCAGCTGTTTGACCCGGCACAGATGCTGTACCTAGTTGTAAACCCATTTGATAAGGCATCTGTGATAAGGTCTCTACGTTTCCTGATAATCCTAACAAAGACTGTAATGGAGAATATGCACCTGATAATGCAGATTGTTGTGCTTGCTGTAATTGTGTACCAGTTCCTAACAAACCCGCACCGAATGTCTGCTGTTGCTGTGAAGCTTGATCAGCCCCTGCAGCGATCTGTGCATTCTGTTGAGCTAATGCGTTATAGTAAGCAGCTAGTTCAGGGTTAGTTGCTTGCATACCTGTAGAAGTACCGCCAGTAGCTAACCCGCTTCTACCTGTTTGGAATAAACGATTACGAATTCCAGATAATGCTTGCTCATTTAAACCACCTACTAATCCTTGTTGCTGACTAATGTAACGCTGTCTAGCAGCTTCAGGAGATTCAGATAAATATCCAGAACCTAAACCATAAAGCTGACTTACTTGATCCCCAAGCATTCCAGATTGCTGTTGCATTTGTTCTGCTTGTGTTAGTCCTTGACCAAACTGACTAAATAATCTTTCTTGTAGTCCAGCTAACTCAGGAGCAGCTGTATAACCAGCACTAGAGACATAAGGCATCCCAGTCTTAGGATCAATCTCACGAGTAAACTGAGATGAACCAAACCTACTTGTCATTCCTACTGGTCTAAAAGCTGCCGCCGCAGCCGCTGCTTTAGCTGCTTCCGCTTGCTGAGCTGATGCTGCTGCACCTGCTGCTTTTGTGTCATCAGCACCTGTAAATATATTAGCTACACTACTAACTAACTTACCCATTATAAACTCCTTGCGTAGACGTAGCCTACTTTTCCATTGTTTAAATTTATTGTATTCATGTTATTGAATCCTATTAATGTTGCAAACTTAGCAAGCTTCTTGTTATCCTCTTCAACTAATGCTACTAAGGGCACATTAACTAAGTATTGTAATAAGTTTAAATCTTCTAAGTACTTTGTTTTAACTTCACTAGACCACTTATGTACATCTGTATGAAACCATAACATACCTGCAAAGTTCTCTAAATACATTGTGTAGTCTTGTCTGTTGACTACAGGTACTTTTACCATGACAACGATATGTAACCTGTACCACCAACTAAACCTGTACCGCCTTGAGCAGCACCACCAACACTGTTACCACCTAGACCACCAGCACCGTATCCTGTTCCGTTCTGTCCTTTACCATCATATCCTTGACCCGGTGTATTACGGTTCACCATCCACCCTGCTGAGTTAGATCCAGCAACACCGCTAGGCGAACCACCAGCACCAGCAAATGCAGGTCCATTATCTCCAAATACACCAGCACCACCTGTACCACCTGTAGCTGAGAACAAAGGTACTGTACCTCTTTGTAGGCTTGTAATACCACCTGTACTACCTGCACTTGTACTCGTACCACCTGACCCACCCGCACCAATAATAACTGTTAATGTTTCATTAGGTGTTACAGCAATTGTTTTATTAGAATGAAAACCGCCTGAACCGCCGTTAGCTGCTCCGTGTCCGTCACCTGAGAATACTGATCCACCACCGCCACCACCTGCTCCAACTAGCAATGGCATTGATAAACTATAAATCCCGTTAGGCACTACAAAAAAATATGTACCGGCAGTTGCGTAAGTCTGTGTACCTGATTCAGGAAACGCTTTCTTCCATGCATCAGCATCCTTAATATAAATCTCTTTAGCAGCTTTCCATGTACCTGAGTCGTTAACTAATATTTCTTTAGGTGCTTTAAATACACCATTATCATTAACAGATATAGTAGGCATTATTAAACCTTATACCAAATATCACCGTTAGATCCACCAGAAGGAGCTGAAGTAGAAATCGTTCTAGCACCTACAGAGTTAGTTCCGGGTGTTACACTATTGATTGAGCCTGTAATACCAGATACTGTTCCACCTGTTATGGCTACAGCATTAGCATTCTGACTAGACATAGTACCTAAAGTACCTGTAGCTGCTGTAATCTCTGCTTTAACATAAGCTGTAGTAGCAATCTGTGTTGTATTAGAACCAGCTGTAGCTGTAGGAGCTGCAGGAGTTCCTGTAAAGGAAGGTGATGCAATGTCAGCTTTAGAACTGACAGCACCTGCGATAGCATTGAACTCGTTATCTAACTCTGTACCTTTTACAATCTTATTAGAATCACCTTGAGGAAGTGTATCCTTAGTTGCAAAGTTGGTGGCTTTAACGTATGAACTCATAGTAGTGTTTTTCCTTGCTTAAGTGCGAAGTCAATCTTTTGAATAGATAAAGGTGTTCCATCAATGTCAGATTCAAAACCTAACTGTAGAACTGTTCCAGACCCTGATGCTGGTATACGTGCAATGTCAAGAGCAATACCGTTTGTATATGTAGCTAATCCGTACTCTGCTACACCATACTCAAATACTTCAACCCTGTCTAATGTAATACCACGAGAGAAGTAGTTACGAGTGTAATCATAACCCCACTTAACAGCGATAGGCTGAGAAGAACCGCCAATAGCTGTTACGTTAATCTTTTTTAGAATCTTAATCTGTGCATCAGAATCAAAGTTAAAATAGTTAGTATAATAAGACATACGATATTTAGCACCGTTGTCTTCATAGCCGTTATACTTACCAATGTATCCATCTTTACCGATGTATAACTGTCTATCTTGAGTGACACAGAATGCTGTAGGTCTGATCTGTTTCCAGATAGTTGTTCTTGCTGCACCGTTCTCTAAAGAACCTCTTGTATCAAAACAATAAGTAAAGCCAGTAGAAGGTAAGGATAGTAAATAGAAAGCATCTGTAGGAAAGTAAACTGCTTTGATATACTTTAACACTTCAGAGTTTACGTTAGCTAATAAATCATCTCGTACATTCTTAGACACATCTCTGAAAGGTAATGACTTCTCTTGTACTACACGTTGTAAAGACTGTACTCCAGTGGCTGACAAGAACATTAAATCTGTACCAATAGAAGCTACAGAGTCTCTAGCAATACAACCAATACCAGTAATAGTATCCGATAGTGATAAAGCTGAAGGATCTACAGGGTTGCTATAGATAACAATATGCTTTTCACAGAAGATGATTAAGAATCCGTTATGAGAAGCTAGAGCTACAATAGGATCATTGTTAGGTACAACTTCACTAATGTTAAGATAACCTGAAGTACCTGTCTTCCACTCCGTAGGATCTAACAAGTCACTGAAGTATACTGTTTGTCTATCATTAGCAATGTCAGCAACCCATACACGACCATAAGCAGTCATAACTATGTTAGGAGTAAAGTCATTAACTGTATAGTTACCCGGTAAGTTAGAAGCAATATCACCTAATCTCTGTAGTCCATAAGAACCTGTATGAGCATGAGCTACAGAGCCTAACTTATGGTATACTAACGTAGGTTGACCAGACTGAGCTAAGATAGCATGACCTGAAGGAGTTGCTCCAGTATCGTAAGGCATACCACTAATCTGCCAGTTATCATCACTAATAGTATAGCTTAAGTTAGCTGTGTTAGTACCATTACGAACTAATAACTCGCTTAGTGTTGAAGTTCCAACATAAATCTTATTATTAGCAGCAGACAATACTGCATTGCCGTCGTCTTTAAATACTTCATAGATAGCTTTAAAGTTACCTTGAGAAGCTAAACGTGTTGTATTAACAGGAGTCCATCCTTGTCTAGCACCAATACGTCCATACTTATCAATCACGCAGTTGTTAGCTTCTAAGGCAAAGCCACTAGATAACTGAACAGACGAGTCTTGTACGTTTAATCCGTAGAAGCCCGGAGCTGCGATTGATCCTGTTAAGAGTTGTTCCGCCATTAATAAGCCATCCACTCAGATTCTTCTAAATAACGACTACTCTCAATAGCAATAGCATCTGCTAATGATTGGTTATATAATGCATACATCTCACCTGATGCAATACCGCCATCTTCACCACGTTCAGCAAAGGCTCTTGCACAGGCGTTAAAGATTACAGGCTCACTAGGTACTAATAATCTAGCAGTATCTGTAGATAAAGGTAACTGTGGTTTAGTAATGTTAAAGCGTATGTTATAAACACCATCAGGAATAGGGTATAGATCTACCTGAGTATCTCCATTATCATCAACACCGTTAAAGTTGTAGTACGCTGGAGAACCATTCTCAGAGCTAGTCATCAAGAACAATCTATTCATCTCAGAAGTAGTCTGATACTTTAAGAAGAAGTCATCAGTATCATTAATAACATCAAGCATTCTAAATCGTTGTCCAGAACCTACTAATGAATAGTTAAAAATAGTAGGAGTTGTTACTGCAGATAATGTATCTGATAAAGCATTCCATGCATAAGCATCTTCTACTTGGCGTTTAGCGTCGTTAACAAACTCACCTATCATTTTAGAATAAGCATTATCAGCTACGGAAGAAACTTCAGTCTCTCGTAGTCGTCTTAATACTGAATTAACTAATTGAATATATTGCATTATAGTCCTTATTTCCGTATATTATAACATACTTTATCTAAAATGTCAAGCTTTATTTGTTATTTTTACCACTTGACTTTATCAGCCCAGTACGCAGCTGACATCTTACCTTTAGATATGTTCTTAGCATGGCGATCTTTAAAGGCTTTATTCCTTGCTGAGCCATCAGGACTACCCTTAACACCTTGTTGTCCAAAGCGAATAGTCTTAACTTCATCACCTGTCTTAGCCACTACTACATGAGACTTAGTAGGGTGACTTGGTGTAGCTTTAGGTTTGTTATAACCTGATACACCTGCTTTAGCTAGTCTAGAGTCTTTCTTCATTATTTCTTCTTAGCTGTCTTAGCAGCATCCTTAAAGTCTTTAGCTGACGGAGCACCTTTGCTACCTACCTTACGCATCTTCTCACCTGAGCCAGCCTTGATACGAGCTTTCTTGGCTGCGATATTACTGTATAAACCTTGTTTCATTATTAACTCCCGTTCTGATAAGCTGTACTCTGTAGAATCTCTACAGTAAAGATAACTGAGAATGAGCTAGATGCTTCAGGAGTTACCCTTAGTTCATCATACTCATCCATGACCATGCGACCATCAGCAAACATTAAGTAGCTACCTGCACCAACAGAGTGTCCACCAATGATAGTTACTGAAGTAGTTGTGCTATGGTCGTACCAAGAAGCTGTAACTGATTTAGAACTACCGCCATAGTTAGATAACATTAACAATGTAGCAATAGCTTTACAACCTTTAGGGACTGTATAAACTGTGTTAGCTACACCTGCCGTGAGGTTTTTACCTACTGTGAGTTCTCTCATTTAATTGTCCAATGACTTGTTATGTAAGTAACAATACCGCCAATACCAGAGGCAATGACCATACCCATCCAAAACCCACCCTTAGACTTATTAGCTAATTCTAATAGTTCTGCCATGCCGGACTCTAGCTTGTCTATCTTCTTTTCCATAGCTTCTACCTGAGCAGTAAGCTTACCGTATTTATAAAGATCTACTCCGTTATCTGTAGCCATACTGTTCCTGTAATAAATAATAATTGCCATGATGCATCTAGTTCTAAAGTAGAAACTTCTAAACCCTTTAGCTTTGCATCTATTAACTGTTGTTGTACTTCTTCTACTGTAAAAGCTGCTTTCATTGAGTTATCAAAGTCAATACTAAATTGAGGATACTTATCTACAGGTGTATAATAATCAATAATCTTTTTTCTAGCTTCTGCGTCTTCTACTCTTACCATATCCATGATTAAAACTTTAGTACAGACTCGACTAACTTGGTTTATAGTATTCCATAAACACATTGGATCAGCTAACTGATGAAGCATCATACTGCTAATAACACCGTCATAGGTATCTGTAAGTGTTGCATCAGGTATTACACGATGTTCTAAAGTAACAGTTGCTGGTATTTTATCCTTAGCTTTTTCAAGCATCTCTAACGAACCATCAATACCTGTAAACTGTACATTAGGATATGTTTCAGTTAGTTTATCAAAGTAATCACCAGACCCACAACCAATATCTAAAACTTTACCAGTTGGGTTGAGGTTTAGTTTAGATACATATAATTCTATTAGAGGTGTTTTATCATATTCTGAATAAGAAGAAACCTGTATAGGTTCACTCATTAATTCAGCTTCAAGAATTCGTGGCATTTTTTAATTCCTCTAAGTAATCCATTGTCTTTGTTGTATCTGCATATCCTTCATGTATAAAAGCATTTGGATTAAATCTTCTAATAAGTGCTTCATGTTTCACCCCTACTGTCTTACCCTTCCACTGAGTAGCTACTGTAGTAGGTGTCAGTTTAGGATGCCATCTTTGAACAGATACTAAAGGGTATCCTCTTTCTTGTGCATTATCTCTAATACCTTGACCGTGAGATTGACCACTTTTTAAAGTAGGTATCAATGTTACAACACCTTCCATTACAGGTGTTTCTATTACTTCTACTCCCGGGTGTTCATGAATAGGTACATACGGTTGAGGGAATATTAGGTATAACTCAACCTGAAACTGTCCTTTTCTAAACATACAGAATGCAGTAGCATCATCAGAGTTAAACACTTCAACACCTACTGGAGGCATGAAAGGTAATCCATTGTCTACATACCATTTAGCAAACTCTTCAGTAGAGTTCCAAGTGTCAGGAATAATCATAATTGTTCTTGTATATATTTAGAAACCGTATCACAATCTGTTTCTTTAACACTATCAACAGCAGCCCATTCTTCCCATCCGTTTTCATCTACTGTTACTTTTGAATATAAAACACCGTGAGCATGAGAAATGTAAAATGATAAAGCTCTTTTTAATAGTTCAGTTTTTACTTCATCTTCAGTAATAAACATTTGATATTGCCCATCTGCTGGATTTAATAATGCATATTTAATTTCCATTAAGATATTGCTCCATATCTAGTTCCTGTTGCTGCCCATGTAATAGAATAACCGTTTAAATGAACACATTTTCCTCCACTTGAACCAGTATAAGTACCTGAAATTCCTAAATAAGAATTTCTACCAGTTCCTGAACCTCCAGAAGAACCCCAACCACCACCTCCTCCGCCTGCATGGTTAAAAAAACCATAAGCAGAACCTGTAGAAGAACCACCTGAACCACCTGATTGACCGCCTAATCCTGCAATAGCTTGACCTGCATAAGTTGTCCCTCCTGTGCCTGCCACAAAGGAACTATTACCGCCTGCGATATTGCCTTCTCCACCATATCCAGATGTTGAATTAGATGTCCCCCAAGCAGTATATACAGTAGCTGCTCTTGTTCCGGGTAAAACCCTTCCACCACCACCTCCTGATGCTGTACTATAAGAAGGTGCTACACCATTTGATCCAGAAGAACCTATTGATCCACCAGCACCACCATAAACATAACTTTCCATAGCAGGGGACACGTTTTCAGCTCTGTTTTTATGTGTTCCTCCTTGTCCTCCACCCGCACCACCACCACCTAAAACAGTTATAGCGTTTATATTAGAAGAAGAATTACCTGCACCACCACCGCCGCCTCCGCCTCCACCTGCTATATACGAATTATTTTGTATTGTACAAGACACACCTAAAGAAATTGCATTTCCACCGCCAGATTGTTCATAAGCAGAAGTAAGAACATAAGTATTTGAAGAAGTTGTTAGCCAATATGAACCACCGCCGTGCCCTCCCATACCCATAATGTAACCGTTATTAACTAAAGTCACACCACCGGGGAACGAACCATTAATAGTTAAAGCAGGTGTATTAATGTCTGTTGAATAAATATAATAACCGGAAGCAAGAGTAGCTATTACAGCAGAAGATTGATTCCATCCTGCGTTAACAGCTAGAGTTCTTAAGTTTGCATTAGCTTGGTGAGATGATATAGTAAATGAAAACGCTCCAGACTTCCCATAGAAGTTACTCATTGCAATAGTACCACTAGGTACACCAGCTAAGTTTCTTGAGTCTGTCTCTCCTAAGCTAGTATTAGCTGTAGAAGCTCTACCTAGCTCTGTAGAGATTTGTGAGATTGCTATTGTACCGGATGCTGGTAAAGCCATTATATTGTTCCGTAAGCTACTACGTTACCAATACAAGTAAAGTTACCTGATGAGTCTAGTTTAGCTTTACTAACTCCACCATGTTTAAAGTGTAAAACACCACCTGATTCTTCAACAACCCAGTTAGTTGATGCTAATCTAGTTGAAGTTGTAGCTGTCGCAGAGTTACCCGTACAAGAAGCTGAAGAACCAGTAGTATTCTGATTCCACGTAGGAACAGTACCTGATAAGTTAGCGTATGTGTAACCTGTACAGTTAGTTAATGTACCACTAGAAGGAGTACCTAAAGCACCGCCAGTAGAATACTTACCGTTAAATGTATTCCAGTCAGTAGATGTTAGATATCCATCAGCTGAGGTAGATGCAGCAGCCATACTAATAACACCAGTAGATGATGAGTATGAAACTGGAGCAGTACTTGAGATAGCAGCTCTTGCATTAGAATCTGTATAACCTGCTGGTACGTTCTGCCAAGAAGTTGAAGTACCGTTAGTTGATAAGTACTTACCTGAGTTTCCTGTCTGAACAGGCAATACTTTAGTCTCAGCAAGACTTGTTAACCATGAAGGATCTGCATAGCTACCTGATGTATATACACCGTTAGTAACCGTACCTGCATTACCTGACACATCACCTGTTACGTTACCTGTTACGTTACCAGTTAAAGCACCGTAGAAGTTATCTGCTTGCATATCAGCCAAAGCAAAAGATGAATGGCTTGTGTCAATGAAAGCTGTTGCGTCTGGTTCTAGTGTATAGTTCTTATAGACTTTCCAACGACCATCAGTAGCATCTCTGAAGAATCCTGCATGACGATATGTACCATCGTTATAGTTACCTGCGATACCTAAGTCTGGGTTTGTTACAGCAGAGCCGTTGTTAAGATAAATCATGTTATCTTCAATAGCTAAGTCTGTAGCATTAATAGTTACAGTTGTTCCAGATACTGTTAAGTTACCATCTATCTGTACACCGTTAGTAAAGTGACCTAACCCTGTAAATGTTGGATCAGTAAACATCGTAGCTTTAGATTCGTTTGTTACATTACCTAAACCAATGTTTGTTCTAGCTGCTGAAGCACTTGCTAAGTCTGATAGATTGTTAGTTGCAATTAGAGCACCAGACAATGAAGCAAAGGCAGCTAACCAAGAAGTGCCTGTATATACTTTCATAATCTGATCACCTGTACTGAAATACAGAGCACCTGTGATTAAAGTATTACCATCGTTATCGACAGTAGGGTCTGAAGTTTTAGCTCCTAGATATCTATCATCAAAAGAATCAAAACTAGCTGCTGCTGCAGTTGCAGAACTTGCTGCGTTTGATGCTGAAGTTGATGCATTGCTTGCTGATGTAGAAGCACTTGATGCTGAAGATGCTGCATTAGTTGCTGATGTGCTTGCATTAGAAGCCTGTGTAGTTGCTGTACTTGCAGAAGTTGATGCGTTATTAGCAGAAGTCAATGCTTCAGAAGCTTTAGTTGTAGCTATGCCTGCTTGAGTACTGGCAGTTGTTGCACTACTTGAAGCACTGGCTTCAGATGCTGCTGCATTACTTGCAGAGGTAGAAGCTTCAGAAGCTTTAGTTGTTGCTGTAGATGCTGAAGAACTTGCTGAAGATGCTGAAGAAGCAGCGTTTGTAGCAGAAGTTGCAGCTGCACTAGCTGAATTACTTGCAGCAGTTTCCGAAGTGGCAGCATTAGTTGCTGATGTTGCTGAAGCAGAAGCAGAAGTACTAGCACTTGATGCTGAAGTATTAGCACTAGAAGCCGAGGCAGCTGCATTAGATGCAGATACACTAGCATCATAAGCTAAATAACCAGCATTAGTAGCTTGTGTAACAGCAATATCTTTAGCAGCTGTTGCAGTTGTCGCAGCTGTTTCAGCATTAGTCTCTGCAGTCTCTGCATTAGTTTCAGCTAATTCTGCGTTAGTCTCTGCTAGTTGAGCAGCATCTCTTGCAGCCTCAGCAGCAGCTTGAGCAGCCAACGCTTCATTCTTAGCTTGGACAGTTATAATTGCTTCACTTGAAGAATCAGCTACTGCATCACCAGCACCACCTGCTCCACGATAAATAGCCATTTAAACTTCCTCTGATTGCTTAGTTTTCTTAGGTTGTTTTACTTCTTCTTTTACTTCTGTATACTCTGGGTGCTTACGCATTGATTGAATGTCATGATCTGAGGTGAACTCAAATGTATTACCTGTAGCGGTATCTCTGAACTTAGCCATGTGAAACTCCTTGTCTTTATTAAAGACTCCGTAGAGCCCTTAAGAAAGACCCCTCCGAAGAGGGATCAATCATGCTATTAAGCTGGTACTGCTAAAGCGATTGCTGAACCGTCACGCAACTCTTTAACACCAAACAATGTATCTGCAGTGAACAAGTCACCTAGATATTCTTGTTTGTATTGAGTCTGTGTACGAACACCCATTTGCTCAACTAGAACTGCGAAGTCTTTGTGACCTAACAAGCAAATACGATCACCGTCAGTTGCTGCGTCAGCGTTAGAAGTTACGAATACTGGAATACCGTACACGTTACCTACTTCACCAGAACGGATTGTGTTGCTTGAACCAGCTTCACCAACGAAAGCTTGCTCAGTGAAACGCTGGATACCCATCAATGTGTTACGTGTTGATGGTGGAACGATCAAGAAGCGACCGTCCATTGGTACATCGTTGTCATCTAAACGTTGAATTGAACGACGAATAGCTGCATCAGTTAATGCACCAGCTGTACCTGTGTAAGCAGTTGTACCGTCAGCACCTGAGTAAGCACCTGTGTAAGCAGCTGTACCATCACCACCGTTAACGCCACGACCCAACTCAAGGATCAATGAATCTACTTTACGACCTAAAGCGTAACCAGCGTCATCAGTGTAGAACTGACGCATAGAAGCTAAAGATTGTGCAGCTACGATATCTTCAATCATTACTGAGAATTCCCAGTGTTGATCGATGTTAACAATAACTTCAGTTGCTGTATCTGTGTTTAATGTTACTTGTGCGTTAGCTGACTTAGCGTTAGCTGAACCACGACCCGGTTTAGGGATGTGTACTGCGTCACCCTTTTTACCTTTGAAGTTCATCTTCTTGATAAGGTTTGCTGCTACCAAGCTCTTTTTGTAAGTGGCTACAACTTCGTCGCTCCATACTTCTGGAATAAACTTAGCTGCAGTTGTAATTGTTTGATGTCCTGATCCTAATGCCATTTTTAAATCTCCTAGTTAATTAATTTGGTCGACCTTTGATGCGACCTTCTTGGTACGCTTGCAAGAACTCATCGGCTCTTGTGTTGTACTGTTCACGGTCATACATCATCATCTTCATAATATCTGCATATCTGTAAGTTGGCTTTGTTGATTCACCTGTACCACCGGTCTGTACCCCTGCTGCTTTAATAGCTTGTCGTCTTTGCTGATCACCGACTTGTTTAACACCTTCGTCAGCTGACTGGATAGTCTGCTCTCGAATCCCTTTTAAGGATTTGTAGGTATCTAACAACTCTAGTGCTGCATCTGAGTCATAGTTATTTGCTGCTTGATACAATTGCTTACGTACTTTAGAGCCTTCAATCCAATCATTGAATTCAGAACTCTGTGCTACGTTTACAAAATCAGGATGCTTCTTCTCAATAACTGCTAAAGCTTCTATTTGCTTTTGGCGAACTAGTTGCTCTTGCATTTGTTTGAGAACTGGATTATTCTCCACAGCCTGATTGACAGCTTTTTTAGGGTCGTCAAAAAAATCAAACTCTTGAGCCACTGGCTGAAAATCATCTGAAGGTTTTACCTTCTTTTCGAGTTGTTGCTTAATCAATTCATCAGCTAACTTACGGACTTCACCTACTTCTTGGGCTTGTCTACCAATAAGCTTCTCAGCTTCTTGATGCATCTTAACAATTTCCTCTAGGGATTTGTTTTGATACTTACTTGGTATTACAACCTCTTCTTGTGTATCTTGAGAGTTACCCTCTGGGGTCTCATTAATACTAGTAGTGTTGTCTTCGTTAAATGATTCTTCGTCTTGCAGTTCGATAAATTCAGCCATTTGTATCTCCTGTCGCTATGCGATTCTAGGATTCTTAAAAATAACTCGGTGTCAAGAGCACACTTATGAGTTACGCTTTTGCTCCTGAACCAGCTTCTCTGCACGAACACGATTCCACCGGTCATAACTCGATGGGTGATCCCCTGAGAAAGGTTCAAGGTATATGCCACATCCAGTAATTACCTTACTAGCTGTGTCACCACATTCACAACACTCAACAACGGTTACCGTTTCATCCACGAATCGTTCAGTGTTATGTTTGTTCTCACAACGAAAGTCAAACATTCTTCTACTCATTGTCCTTCTCCTCTTGGAGTTGGTCGTAGACTTCTCTGCTTGCACCTTCTAGGTTAAGTAACCAATTAATAATTGATAACTCACCCTTCTTAAAATGTAACTGCTCCAAAGTATTAGCACCTTTGATGCTTTCTACTTCAGGCTTCATTAGCTGAACATCCTCAATGAGTTGTTTCCAGCCTGTAGAAGAACACATTGAAAATCGTTCTTCGTAGTAATCTTGTAGTTCTCTATTCATTAACTTTTTCCTTGACTTTGGAGTTAATATGTGATATGGTGAAACTATTATAACATACTTTTACTCAAAAGTCAAGTACTTTATTGCATATTCATAGATTTATTTTGCATTTGCATAGTAGCAATACGTTCATTTGATTTAATATCTTCTGCTTTAATCAAACGATCTGCTAAAGCCATACGCTTTTCAAACTCATCAGCCATTGGATCAGCTGTGTTTTTAGAAGCTGCAGCGATTAACTTAGCTTGGGCTTCAGCGGGAATTACCTGAGCCTCAGCACCGGCTTTTTGAGCCTCTGCCATAGCTTTAGCAGCTTCTGCCTGAGCTTTCTGTACCAAAGCCTCTTTAAGAGCCATATCAAGCATCTGAGCTTGCTGTGCTTGTGGATCTGGCTGAGACATCTGCTGAAGTTGAGTAATAATTTCTTCACGATTTGATAAGCTAGATGATTTAATGATACCTTGTAGCAATACTGGAGTAATAGGGCTACTTCCTAAAGTCTGCATCAAGCCAACCATCTGTTGTTGTTCGTATTCACGTGCAACCATACCCATAGAAGATACTGGTAGGAACAAGAAGTCTTGAACTGGATATCTTTCAGGGTCAAACTGCATGAATCTCCAAGCTGATTTCTGAATAAACGGAATCAAGAAGTCTTCTTGGAAGTTAATCAAAGTACGCTTGTTCTTCTTCATCAAACCAGACAAAGCCATCGACAAACCTGCACCAGAAGCTTCACCACCGGCTACCTGTGAAGGCATAGATGCTGTGTCCATAGTGCCTGTAGCTTGTAAAAGCATAGACTGGAATGTCTGAGCTGTCTGCATATTAGCTGGATCAGTGTTACCAAACTTAAACGGCATCATAATCTCATTAGGATTACCATTAACAAGCATATTCTTACCTGCTTTAACTTCATACTTAGCACCACGTGGTAGACGAGTAGCGTCCATAGCCATCATAGGTGCAGTAGTTAGGGCTAAACTGTCTAAGTGAGCACGGATCTGAGCATCAATAGCTTTCTGCATATTGTAGCCCTTCTCAGCTGTACCACGACCCCAGAATCTACCGGGCATTGAGTCAGCTTGGTATGCTACTACTGGGCGATCCTTCATCATATAAGGATTAGCTTCAGCTTTTAGAAGGTGTGCGTCATCAGCAATCACTACGATAGCTTCAACTAAGTCAGCATAGTCATCCATTGCTGAGTCTTCAGGGAATAAATCAACTACTTCACCTTCTTCATTCTCTAATTGCTCTAGATACTCACGAGGAACTAAACCATAGTAACGAATAACACGTAGTTTACCGTCTTGATAGTTTACATCTTCTTGTGTTCTTTCAATATCTGTCGTAGCATAGCTAGGAGTAATATCACATTTACGATAAATACCATCTTCCATACCCTTAACAATCGTATGAAATGACATATATTCTTCAATAGCTACACCTAAAGCATCTTCTACTGTACGTGCATTAGGTTCGATAAGAAAGTTACGTGGGTGAATAGGGTTTAGTTCTACTAAGAACTGTTTAGTTTCTTGTACACCAATAGCTGCTACCTGAGCACCGGGAATAGGTTGGGTAGCTGGGGCTAATACAGTCGTATCTTTAATAGTAATCTCACCGATACCTGTACCAAATAACTCACCAAGTAGGATTACATTGTCTAATGACTTCTTAATCTTGCTTCGTTTGAAGTCTTCATGCATTTGTTGCTTAGTAAGTTCTACGTCTGCTGGGTTTTGATCAACACGATCATCAACAACATCAAAGAACTCACCACGTCCGAACACTGCTTCACTAATCTCAGCTTGCTTACCTTCAATAGCTTGCTGTAGTGCTGGTGTTACAATACGCGATCTCTCTGACTCACGCATCTTGTCTTCACTAGCCCAGATACCACGGAATAATCTTTCGTATTCATCCCAGTTACTTAGATAGTTTACATCACGATGATCACGCCACTTGTCACAGTGACCAACAACAAAGCTAACAATTTCTTTATCAGATTCTGTTACTTCATATTCTTTATTATCTTCGTAATTTTCAGCCATTATGTCTGTTTCCTTTATTAAAACTTTTTAGTGTATCGAGCATTAATGTTATACATTGATTTAGGGATCTTTTCATCTTTAGGAACATAACCTGCACCTATATCTAAAACACCCCCTAAAAGATTTGTATTGTAACCAGCGTCATACATTTTAGGCATTGATTTAATACTACCGTCAGGCATTTGCACTAACACGTTATTAACACCGGCTCTAAGTCCATCTTGCTCTATGCCAAGCCTTGCGTTTACCATAGCAGGTGAACTCATTTGATTTAAGCCCAACTGAGAAGGTGCTAGTTGACCAGAGTTTCCTTGAACTTGTAAATTAATATTTGGATTCTGTATTAACTGTTGATCTAATAGCTTAAAGAAATCAAAGCCGTATTGTTGCATACCTTGATTAATAATATCATCGCCTAAAACCTGTCTAAAATAGGAATCTTTTTCTGCAAACTCTTTAGCAATTTGAGATACAAAATTAGGATCTTGTTCGTTTGTAACAGATTGTAGTAATCCTCTATTAAATAGATCTTCTTCCATGTTTTCCTCTTTAGTAACCAGAAATCCAGTCGAGCGGTTCAAGGTCTTCACTATCATCATCAGCAAAATAACTTGTTACAGCTAACTGGTCTATGTAGCTTAGAGAGTCCAGTAAGTCATCATGCACCTGCGGTGTTGGGAACATTACAAATTCATCTCTGAACTCATCCCAATCTTCATCTTCATTCAGTGTTACTTTACCGTGTTCAAAGCGACCTTGTAATGCCCAGACAACACGTTCTGTTTTCTTCTTGTTACCGTGCGTCAAGTCTTCAATATGGCAGTAAGTATTATTAGACCTCATCAGATCGCTTAAATAGGGCAACACTGCGTTTTTAAGAGATCCTCGTTCTATACCGACACCAGAAGGTTGGAACGCTTTAATGTTCTTTATAATGCGTTGGCAGGTCTCTTTGATATCCCACCTACCATGTTCAATCTTATTGACCCACCACTTACCATCTTCAGTTACTTTAACTACTGATATAGCTGTTTGGTCTAGTCGCTTCTTAGAAGCTTGACTCATACCTATGTTCTCAAAACCAGCTAAGTCAATAGCAATGTAGTAGTTACCGTTGTCCGGCTCTTCACCAAACTTTAGCCAAGCTTCCTTGAAGGTATCTGTACCAGCATTATCAAATGAAGCTTCGTATTCTTGTTTAAAAGCAAAACTACTTAATGTCTTCTTAGCACCTTCAATCTCTGTAGGATCAATCAAAGGATTGTCCTTAGTAGTGAAGTGCCAACTCTTCCACTCTACATCTTCTTCTTTTAGTCCTAGATTATAAATATCATAGAACCAGTTACGTCCTTTGGGTGTACCAATAAATAAAGCTTTACCTTTTTTATCAGACAAGGCAGCACGTAATACCTTCTCCCAAGTCTCTTGCTTAATGTCAGCTACTTCGTCCAGCACCAGATACGTTAATGAAACTCCACGTAGCGTATCAGGACGGTCAGAACCACGAACATAGATCTTAGCTCCATTGATCAGAGTAATGTCCATATTGTTAACGTGGCTAGATGAGATCACCTCTCTTCCTAGTTCCATCAAGAGATCCCAGATAATCTGTCGGGCTTGCCCTTGAGTGGGTGCTACGTACATTACTGCACTACCTTGTGGACAGCGTAGACCTTCTACGAGTAGAGATACTGCAGAGAGTCTTGACTTTCCACAACGTCGTCCAGCTACAATTACTTTAAATCTTGTGTCGCTTGTATATACTTCTTTTTGCCAAGGTAGGAGTTCAAAGTTAAGATTCATTATAGTCTACGTCCTCGTAGTCATTATCTATAATCTCAGCTTGTTCTACCTTAGCTTCACCAATGCCAGTAATGTTAATTGTTACAGCATTGCGTTGACCTTTAGCATCCTTCTCAAACAATGAAGTTGGTAAGACACGATCCATACACATCTTCAAAGCAGCCATCTGTCCTGCATGATTGTCATCCATAGCAATAGATACAATCTTATTAATAACTTTACTACCTGTAGTACTCAAGAGTCTAGCTTTCATCTCTTGAATCCTAGCAGCGTCTCCTGAAGGTCTACCTACTTTGCCTCTATTGCCTAGCTTCTTAGACTCGACGAGAGCCTTTGGAGGTCTTCCTCGTCGTGGCTTAGACGATACTGAGACAGGATCATCTATGTTAATAGACACAATATTATTATCTTCTTTCAATCTTTTTCCTTTAAGGAGATCTACTTTAATGTATCTTTAAAGTAACTGCTATGTTTACTTAGATGTTTGCTTTAAAGTTACTTATATAGTTATATTATTAATATAGTTATAACTATCTAAGTTACATCTATGTTCTCTATAGATCTATTATATCATACTTTTATTGATTTGTCAAGTACTTTATGAACTATATTTATGTTTCTTATTGTATACAATGTATAGTATATGATACATATAGCTACAAGGTAGTACATTATGTGTACCTGTTCTGGGTATAGGGAAGCTGTAACAGACGTTAGTGACTACTAACATAGTAGATGTACTCTAATGTAGCCTACGGTGAACATCTTAGCCTTCGGTGTCCATCCTCCGTAGACCTCTTTAGAGCCTCTTAGAGCAATAAACAATATAAAGTAATACCTAGACTAGGGTAACTCTAAATAACTCAATAGAGAGCGTTTAAAGAGCTTTTAGAGGTATTGCTTGTTTTTACTTTTTAGGTGCGTTAGAGGGTTGCTGGAGTTTTCGAAGAAAGTCTACCCCCTCCCCCGTCACTTTATAGATTAACATTATATAACTTTGTAGATTGTCTAGGTCTTATATAAGACATAAGATATAAGATAGATCATATAAGACATAAGATAGAAGACTAATAGTCGACTAATCTACTCAAGTACTCAAATAGTTCTTGACAAGGTCACGAAAGGGTGAAGCATTGAAGATCCCTATAAGATACTCTATAGCTCTTGACTCTGCCACCAATTAGCAAATAACAGTATACAATTATATATAATATAACTATATGATCTATAAAGTAATACTATATATTTATTAGTAAGTATTCCATGCCTTTTATACTGTATTTATATCCATGCCTCTAAAAGCCATTTAAACGCTCTAGGATCAATTTAAATGATTTAATAGGGGTTACTATAGACTAGGTCATGATCGCAGTTTTCTATATAAACAAAGGCTTTCCGGTCTGTTTAAGAAAAACTATTGAGATTATAGTTTTAATAGATAAATACAATTAGAATTATTTAATGATCAGAGTAGAGTTATAACTGTAGCAAGTAACTAACTTAACAACTAATTAAAGGATCTAAAATGAATATCGAACTAAACTACTTTCAAGCCATGCTATTAAAGGATCTAGTTAAGAATGCTAAAGCTGAAGCCAGTACTGAAGCTTATACAATCAATGACAGATTTAAGGCTAATGACAATATGACAAGTGACGAGAAGCAGTACTGGGCTTATAAGCAAGATCAAGCCAACAATTCTTATGATAACTATAGCAACATTTTAGAAGCATTGAGAGAGGCTACCGGTACTCGCTAAAGCTTATACATAGGGCATTCTATAGAGTGCTCTATAATATAGGTTTTAATTTATCGTTAACTACAAAGGGGTTTTAATATGAAAGCTTATAGATCATTAGTAAAATATGCATTATCTAAGGATATGACAGTATCAGTATGGGACGGCGAGGAATGGCAAGTTAAGCGCTCTGCAAGGCATAATGATATTATTGAAGCCATAGAATCAGTAGAAATAGCAGAGTTAAGAATAAGAGATTCTAAGGGAGATATTGTCGCATGGGTTCAAGTGATACCATTCGGCTTAGAAGATGACGAAACAGTATCAGATTATACAGATAATGCTTTTATGAATGAATGGGATAAATCATATGCTTAAAAATACAATACAATATTTGGGGGTGCTCTTCGGAGCATTCCTAGCCGGTGCGATACCTTTTTATATCATGTTTACTTTAGGGGTACTAAAATGAGAATCAAATTTAAACGTAAGACAATGCTAGGCTTTAATAGCAATGCAAAAACCGTTAAGGGTAATAAAATAGGATACTATACCGGTATCTTATACCTTGCACCGAGCGATATATCCGGCTTTCAAGTTTGCCCTATGGCTAAGCTTGCCGGATGCGAAACGGCTTGCCTATATACGTCCGGACGTGGGGCGTTTAATAGTACTCAAATTGCACGTATAAATAAGACTAAGCAATTTTTCAATGATCGTGACTGGTTTATGCAAAACATTGTGAAAGATATCGAAGCCGGTATACGTAAAGCTTCTAAGCTTAATCAACAGTTACTTATCCGCTTGAATGGTACGTCCGATATCAAGTTTGAGAATGTATCATTCGTTGATCTAAACGGCATTGAATACGCTAACATTATGGAACGTTTTCCCAATGTACAATTTTATGACTATACTAAAATCATTAACCGTGATAACTTGCCGGCTAATTACGATCTAACTTTTAGCTATTCAGGCGTTGTTACATTCCAAAAGTTTAATAAAATTGCTATAGCTAAAAAGATGCGTATCGCTACTGTATTCCGTACCGAGGCGGGTATCCCGAAGACTTTTTTAGGTTTGCCGGTTATATCAGGCGATAAGAGCGACGTACGCCACATAGAAGACCAAGGAACAATTGTCGCACTATACGCCAAAGGCAAGGCAATTAAGGATCAATCAGGTTTCATAATCGATACAATTTAATAGGAGGTAATATTATGGATCACATAGCAAGCGAGATAGTTTTTACAGGTAATAAACCAAGTAAAAAACAAGTATACGCAAAAGCTTTTGCGAGGGTTTTAACCGGTCATACATTAATTGAAATATATTGGGGCGAAAATGGCATTACATTAGATCTTAATAGGGGTATATGGCACGGCTTTGGATGGATAAAAGATATTAGCGGGGACGATATCGCTAAAGAGATAAACTCAAAAATACATTATAACAATTTAAGCTTATGGAATACTTAAACATGGAAAACTTAACAGCACGTGACAGAGTAGTGTTGCTATTGTCACTCTTCGCTAGGGAGAGAGATATAAATATAAGCATTACAGACGCTAAACGGCACGGGCTTGATCATCTAGATAAATTAGAGTTAGAATTAGCAGAGGTTTTAAACTTACAATCGAGGGTTTTATAATGAATGATATATTTGGTAATGATAACGAAAAACTAAAAGAACACTTTAAAAAGGTTGATAAGCTTGTTAAGTATTACATGGATAATATGGATCAAGAGCATGGTACTATTCAAGAGGCATTAGAATACCTTTTTGGGGAGCTTGGCACTAGTGATTTAAACCGAGCTATAGAAGAGCTTAAAATTAAACAGAGAAGATTTTAAAATGCTATATTTGAAGGAAAAAACGTCTTATGTATTCTTGTTATGGCTTATACTTGTTATAATATCTAGCTATAAACTTGGTATTATGGGAGCAGTTTCGACAGTATACGGCTTTATGTTACTAGCTTTAGTGATAATATTAAGTATTCTAGCTACAATATCTATAATAACTTTGATTATAATACAATTAATTTATATTAAACGAGGTCTATAATGCAATTTATAATGAATAACCCTAGAGTATCCGAAGAGTTTAGTTTTGCCAATGAGTCTAATGATTGTTCAGTACGTGCTACGGCAATTGCACTTGATAAACCCTATAGATCGATCCATGAGGCGTTTAAAAAGCATGGGCGCAGGTGGGGTAAGGGTGTCACTGTTACGACGCTTATGGCTACTTTAAGAGACCTTACAGGGGGAGATCTTAAGATAGTAGCTAGTAGCGTGATACGTAAGAAAACATTGTCGACATTTGTAAGGGAAAACCCTAGAGGTAGATACTTAATTATTAAATCACGTCATGCGTTTACCGTAATAGACGGTGTCGCATATGATGCACATCCAAGTGCTTGCACGTCACGATCAATAGTTAAGTTCGCATTTAAAATAGGAGATTAAAATGCAAGATTATGGGAAGCACTATAGGGAGCAATTCTTAAATGAGGAAAAGATTAATAAACGTCACCAGCGACATGCGTATTGGTTGTTGCTTATAACGGTAATGTATGTTACTATTCACATTGGTTTATATTTATGGAGAACTTACTTATGAAAATTTACAAGATCTTAGACGAAGATAACAACTTATATCGCATTGTGAAATGTGAGTACGAAAGAGACAGACTGCTTGCTATTGACTCTCGCTTTAAATGTGATACAATAGTTATGCATAAAGTTTTTAATAAAAAAGATGATGCTTTTACACGGGCTTATAACAAGGTGGGAGAATGTTTACTATGAATGAGATATTTAAAGTAGGTACAAAAGTTAAGTTAAGAGATGACGCACCGGAAGTAATGGTGAACAACGCTAGAGAAGGTGAGGTAGTATGCTCTGCACAGAAGTTAATTACTTTACTTGTAAACGGTAAGTATCAAGTATGTTATGCTGATCTATTAGAAGAGGTTAAATCATGAGATGCAGATGCTGTGATAAAAACTTAAACGATTTCGAATCAACACGTAAGTCAGTGAACACTAACGAGTACCTTGATATGTGCCAACAATGCTATAGCACTATCGTGCGTGACGTACCTACATTGGAACGTGAGGACTTACTAACTAACGAAGAAAAAGAAGACAGTGAAGAAAACTACGAATAAAATTAAGGAAGTATGCTACCCAATTTATTTATTGTTTAGACTGTTAAAGGGCTAGACACCTAGATAATTTTATGATATACTATTACTATATAGTACTATGTAGTTTAAAAACATACTATATAAGTAAAAACTAACTATATAAGGACTTATATGTTGTTATTTGAAGACACAATAGAAGCAGAACAATACGAGTATCACTTTACTTTGTCTGATATTGTCGATAAGATTGATCTTTACGGTTATGACATCGTCATGCAAGACATTAAAGACTATTACCATAAACGACAATTCGATAGAATGTATGAAGCAGAGTTCTAATACTGAAGTCGTTGTCGATATCGATAATTGGTTAAACTTTTTAGATACTTTACATGGAAGCTTCCCCGATATTTATAACGATCCTGATAGTGCGTTGATAGGGTTCGAGGAAGACTGGGAAGACTATAAGAGAATCTTATTTAAGATTAAAGGAAAGTAATGTACGAGATCAAGCAGTCATCAACGATAGTTAAAGCACATAGACCATGTCAAGATTGTGGTTCTAGTGATGCGTTAAGTATCTACAGTGATGGTCATACATATTGTTTTAGCTGTCAAACGAACACAAAGGCTCTCAGAGAGGCGATCGATGACACAGTAGTACCTAACTATAGGAATAAAATTAAATTGAATACAGAGCGTTTTAAGGGCATTCCTGACGATGCTACAGTAATACCGTTTACTAAGCGTGGAATAGTACAGAATACCTCAGAGGTTTATGGTGTTCGAGTAGATGCTACTAAGATCTATTTCCCATACTACGATATCAACGGTTCACTTGTAGCTACCAAGATGCGTGGTAAGAAAGAGAAGACATTCAACAGTGACGGTGCATGGGCTGATGCTACCTTGTTCGGGCAGAACTTGTTCACCAAGGGCGGTAAAGCTATCACGATTACTGAAGGTGAGTTTGATGCAATGGCTTGCTATCAGATGACTGGTTCACGTTACCCAGTAGTGTCTATCCGTAACGGTGCAGGTAATGCACTCAAGGATTGTCGTGCTCAGTACGAGTACCTAGATTCATTCGATAAGATTGTTATATGTTTCGATGCTGATGAGCAAGGCGTTAAAGCAAGCAATGAAGTAGCTGAGTTGTTCGGTAGTAAAGCACACGTGTTCAAGCACACAGGCACTACGTACAAGGATGCATGTGACTACTCATTCAACAGCGATAATAAGTTGTTCGTAGAGAAGTGGTGGAACGCTGACAAGTATGTACCTGATGGTATCGTTGCCGGTTCTACGCTATGGAATATCGTATCTGCACCGGTAGAGAAAGCTGATGTACTCTACCCTTACAACGGCATCAATGATTTAACTTATGGTATTCGTAAGGGTGAATTAGTAACTGTTACTGCCGGTTCAGGACTAGGTAAGTCACAGTTCTTACGTGAGATTGTGTGGCATATTCTTAAGAACTCTACTGATAACATTGGCTTGATGTTCTTAGAAGAATCAGTTAAGAAAACAGCTCAGTCATTGATGAGCTTAGCAGTTAATAAACCTTTGCACTTACCTGATAACGATGCAACAGATGAAGAAAGAAAATATGCGTTTGAGTCCACTCTTGGAACAGATAGACTGTTCTTGTTTGATCATTTCGGTAGTACTTCTATCGATAATATCCTTAATCGGGTTCGGTTTATGGCTCGTGGGCTTGATTGCAAGTATGTATTCGTAGACCACGTAAGTATCATTGTATCTGCTCAGGAATCCGGTGATGAACGTAAAGCTATTGACGAGATCATGACTAAGCTTCGCATGATAGTACAGGAAACAGGTATCAGTTTGTTTGTAGTATCACACTTGAAACGACCTAGTGATAAGGGTCACGAGGAAGGTGCGTCAACTACATTGGCACAGCTACGTGGATCAGGTAGTATTGCACAGCTAAGTGATATAGTTATTGGACTTGAGCGTAACGGACAGCATGAGGATATGACAGAACGCAACACTACCCATGTTCGTGTACTTAAGAATCGATTCAGTGGACTAACAGGTAAGGCGTGTCGATTGCTATACAGTAGACACACAGGTCGCATGGATGAGATGCCTGATGCGGAATCAACACTATGAAAGAGTTTCTGCTAACAGTTGGTGCTATAGTTATATTTATTGGTGGCTTTGCTTATGGGTCATTGAATAGTTATGTAGATAACATGACGCATTGCACTAGCTATAAACAAAGCGGTGTTGAATGGGTAGGTTACAGGGCAATCAGCGATGACTATGATCGTAGATGCTTTTGGTTGGAGGGTAGATTCCCACATAGAGTTAAACAAGGAGTGGAGGTAAACAGATGAGTGAAACAGAATTAGAAAGATCAAGACGTATTAATTCAAGACCTAACAATTCAGTGCTAGTACCTTGTGATAAGTTAAAGGAGATGCAAGACTACATTAAAGAACTTGAATACAAGAATGCTTTACTTGTTAATCGTTTAGAAGTTATTACTGGAAAGAAAGCGAGTGAGAAATGAAATACATTGACATTGATTGTTACGAGCGAGGGTGTGCCTGTGCCTCAAGCAGTAGAGTCGCAGGGGAAGACACCGAAGTCGTTGAGGTAGTTAGACTTAAAGAGTTAAGCAAAGAAGAGATTGAAGCCTTGTCTAAGGAATGTATGTCTTACTTGCCATGTATTAGTGGGTGGTTTTCCAATACGCATGAGTTAGATATTTATAAGTTTGCTAGAGCAATACTAAAGAAAGCGAGTGAGAAATGAAACCTGTTGGATGGTGGAACGAAAAGCGAAGAATAAATTGGCTAGATGCAGTTTTAGAAACAAAAGAAGATGGTTGGAATACTCCACTCTACACCGCACCAAGAAAGTTAAGTGATGAGTTGCCAAGTCCTGTTTTACAGAAATATTTTGAAAAAGGATATAAATGTGCAATGGAATCATTACAGTTAAGTGATGAGGAAATAATTGATGCTTTTATTAAAGATGGTATTTATGATTGTATCAATGACCCTTATATGCAAAGCGATGGTAAATATTCATTAGATGGCGATTTAATTAGATTTGCTAGAGCAATATTAAAGAAAGCGAGTGAGAAATGAAACTATATGATTTAAAAAAAGGTGATAAGTTTATTATTACCGACACAGAAACTAAAGTACCAGTGTGTTCACCTGAAGCAGACGCTGATAAGGTATATTGGTTTGGTAGCATTGATGGTATGTATTCATACTGTAAAGATGGTGACGAGATTGTTCACTTTGCAGCATGGACGGAGGTAGAGGTCGTTAATGATTGAAGGACTAACAGCTAGACAAGTGATTGAGATGATAGCTAATGAGTACTATGAGTTATCTCATGATAAGATTAAGTTACAGCGAGATGACCATTTAAGATGGTGTAAGAAGTGGCTTGAGTTAAACCCTGTTATTGAAACACCTTTACAACAGGTTAGAAGACACTGGGAAGAACTCAATGACTAAGATAACATACAGCACTAACTGGATGGGGGTTGTTAACAAGGACTGGTATAAGAATAGAGGGCTTACTCGTAGGGTAACTAAGGTCTTACAAGAAGACAGTGAGTTAACAGGTAGAAAGAAAGGTGATTCGTTTGAGTACGATGAAATCACTGAAGAGTATTCTTGTGGTCGCATTGATGTTCGAGGTACCGGTATGCCATACGGAGATGAGATCGGAGTAGATCCAATGAGATCAGAGGATTGGTATACCTTTGGTGAGTGGCTCAGTACAGTAGAGACAGATAAGATGTTAACACTTAAACAGTTAGTTGAAATGTACGAAATAACTAACACGAAGATACGATGGTGGGAGGAAGAATGAGTAAGCTTGAGTTTGTTAAGTTGCCTTGGTTCAAAGGAACACCGGTATATTGGAATGAGTTTAAGTTTAACAGCGGTAAACCTTATGTAGGATACAGATTCTTTTGTTTAGGTATTCGTATCTTTGTATAAAAAAGTTAATGATTGTATAAAAAAGTAGGAGATTAAATGAAGCATAGACCATGTGGTAACGGTAAGGGTGACACACCTAGACCGATACAAGACAGACAGAAGTTTGATAGTAACTGGGATAGTATATTTAAGAAGAAGGATAAACGAGATGCTGAGATGGACGGGAACAATATTCTGCCTGATAGGGATAGCACTGACAAGTCTTAATATCTTTCCATTGAACCTATGGTTTGGGTTTATAGGATCAGGAATGTGGGCATACGCAGGACTAAGAACTAAAGACTTAGCATTGTTCGTTGTAGAAATAGTTGCAGTTCTTATGTACTTAGGTGGACTAATTAAATTATTCGTGGTATAATAATAGAATGAAAATTATACTTGATATTGAAACTAATAGCACACACGATAAGATCTGGTTAGTAGTAACTAGAAACATTGAAACAGGAGAAGTAAAGCAATGGACGGAAGCAAGTGGGTTACAAAAGTATTTGGATCAATGCGATTTGATTATCATGCACAACGGCATAAGCTTCGATGCTCCAGTACTAAGGAAGAACTGGAAAGTTACGATGAAGTTGAGCCAAGTGTACGATACGCTCGTAGCAAGTCGACTACTAAGCCCAAGCAAGGAAGGCGGTCATAGTCTAGAGGCGTGGGGTCAACGATTAGGTTTTCCTAAAGGTGACTTCAGTGACTGGGATAGTGGGTTGTCTGAAGATATGATAACTTACTGTATACAAGATACTTTAGTAACACAGAAGTTGTATGAATATTTATTAACTGAATTTAAGAATGATAAATTTGACGATAGGAGTATAGATCTTGAACACAAAGTACAAGCAATCATCTGCAAGCAAGAACAAAACGGATTCAAACTTGATCAGCAGAATGCTATCATCCTTCTTGCAGAACTTAAGGGTAAGCTTAGCAATCTTGAAGATGCATTACAGAGTGTATTTCCAACGAAAACAACTGAAAGATATTCAGAAAAGACAGGCAAGAAACTCAAGGATGATGTCGAAGTATTCAACCCCGGAAGTAGACAGCAAATTGCCAGTCGCCTCCAAGAAAAAGGTTGGAAGCCAAAAAGATTTACCGATAAAGGACAAGCAATCGTCGACGAAACAACGCTCAACGAAAGCACAATCCCCGAAGCAAAGCTGATTGGTGAATACCTTTTACTACAGAAACGAATTAGTCAGATAGATTCTTGGTTAAAGGTTGTAGGTAAAGACGGACGAGTACATGGTCGTATCATTACTAACGGTGCAGTGACAGGTCGTATGACTCACATGAGTCCTAACATGGCACAAGTACCTAACTCAGGTAGTGCATACGGTGAAGAATGTAGGGCTTTATGGACAGTAGAGAAAGGATATAAGTTAGTAGGTATCGATGCTTCAGGTTTAGAACTTCGAATGCTTGCTCACTATATGAATGATGATGCGTATACAACTGAGGTCGTATCAGGTGACATCCACACAGCTAATCAAAAAGCAGCAGGGTTGGAAACGAGGAATCAAGCTAAGACGTTTATATATGCATTCCTCTATGGTGCAGGAAGTTCCAAGATCGGGAAGATTGTTGGTGGTTCAGCGAAGGAAGGAGAAAAACTCATCACTAGTTTTCTTAGCAACACGCCTAAGTTACAAGCGTTACGTAAGACCGTATCTGAGGCATTTTCTAAGAAAGGATCACTACCAAGTCTTGATGGACGTAGGTTACAAGTTAGGTCGGAACATTCCGCACTCAACACGCTCCTTCAAGGTGCAGGTGCAGTTGTCATGAAGCAAGCATTAGTGTTGTTAGATAAGAAACTTAAGTCAGCGAAGATTGATTACAAGTTCGTAGCTAATGTGCATGACGAGTGGCAGATAGAAGTAGAAGAAGGTAGAGCAGATGAGGTTGGTAAGATGGGTGTTAAAGCGATTGAAGAAGCAGGTAGTTACTTAGGTAAACTAGATAAGATTACTAAGAAACCTCTCGGAATGAACTGCCCTCTTACCGGTGAATACAAGGTAGGTAATAACTGGAAGGAAACACATTGATGAATGATAAGTTAAAGCAGTGCGTAATGGAGATGCTGAGAATGGGTGAAGACCCTGAAGATATTCAACTGTGTTTAGAGCACGTCCATACCAGTCTCAATGGAATAAAAGAGTATATTCCTAATCATGACATGGCAGACTTCTATCGTGCTTACAAAGATGCGGACTTCAGACCATGAACATTCCTGAAGACGTAGAACTTGTAGTGGGACTAGGTATTGATAAGGATGACAAGTTAGTACTTGCTACTTATCTAAACATGGAAGAACTTGAAGAGTTTCTTGAAGACTGTTTAGATATAGTAAGAGAAAAACAATTGTCAGAAAGCTTTACATTGCAGTAAAATGTGGTATAATATATGTGTAGTATAAATTACTTGAAAGGGAATTCAAATGAGCGTAGTAAAAATTAAAGGTGAAATATTCTGGGCTAGATGGATGAAGGAGATTAACACTGCTTTTAATCCTGACTATGATCGCTTCGAGGCTGTTATTGCTAACATCTCTGATAGTGATGTCAAGAAGCTTGAAGGCTTAGGTATTAAGATGAAGAATAACAAAGAGAATCAAGGTAACTTTATTCTAGCTAAGAGTAAGTATGAGTTTACTCCAGTGACACCAACAGGTGACAAGGTTAGCATTGATGAGATTGGTAACGGTACTAAGGTAGAAGTTGAATTGTCTTCATATACTCACAGAATGAGTGCTATGTATGGTAACGCACCGTCTATCAAGAAGATTACTGTAACTCAGTTAGAGAAGTATGATCGTGAAGCAGTGGCTGTAACAGACATTGACGATGACGATATCCTCTAAGAAAGCTTTGATAGATGCTGACTCTCTAGTTTATGCTATCGGTTTTTCAAGCAAAGACATTGAAGAACCTTTAGCTAAATGGAGATTAGATGAAGCTATCAATAATATTCTTACTGATATAGGTGCTACAGAACACGAAGGTTGGATTACCGGAAAAGGAAACTACCGGAACGACGTCGCAGTTACAGCACCTTATAAAGGTCAGCGTAAAGCAGAGAAGCCTCAACACTATACTGCACTAAGGGAACACATGATAAAGAAATGGAAGTTCCATGTGACAGAAGGTATTGAGGCAGACGATGCAGTAGGCATAGCAGCTTATGCTGTACCTGAAGAAGATGTAATCATGGTACATATTGATAAAGACTTAAATCAATTCAGAGGATGGCACTATAACTATAGGAACAAAGAAACCTATCATGTTACAGAGTTTGAAGGATTGAAAAGTTTTTATACTCAAATACTGACAGGAGATAGAATTGACAATATCATTGGTCTCAAAGGCATTGGTGCAGTTAAAGCAGAAAGGATTCTTAAAGAATGCAAAGACGAAAACGAAATGTATCTTGCTGTGCTCGAAGCGTACAGCGGAAACTCGGAGCGAATATTGGAGAACGGCAGACTACTGTGGCTACAAAGGGAAGTAAACCAAGTTTGGCAACCGCCTCGATTGTCTACATAGAATGGGTTGACGCAGTCGCAGACGCAGGATGGGAAGATAACATAAAGGTAGATATACATCCAGTTAGAACAGTAGGTTACTTAGTATCAGAAACTAAGGATGGTATTTGTCTTGCTTCTACAGTATCTGCTGAGATGACTAACGCACGAATGCATATACCCAAAGCATGGATAACAAAGAGAAAGGTAATTAAACTTGAAACCACAGTCAGCAAAAGCAAAAGGAAGAAACCTACAAAAGTGGGTGAGGGACAAGATACTAGCAAAGTTTCCGAGTCTTGAACCTGATGATGTAAGAAGTACTTCAATGGGAGCTGGCGGGGAAGATGTTCAACTTAGTCCGGCAGCTAGGGAGCTGTTCGGATATACGATTGAATGTAAGAACCTAGCTAAGGTGGCAGTGTTTAACTACTATGAACAAGCTAAGCAACATGGTAAAGGAGAACCATTAGTAATTGTAAAACAGAATGGATCTAAACCTTTAGCTATTGTAGATGCTGATTATTTTTTTAAGGAGTTAGTTAAATGACATACATCGTAGACATCGCAACTCTAGACCAAGAGAATATGCAGATGAGAGCAAGGATGAATAGACTAGAAGAAGAGAATCTTCAGCTTCAGAAGCAAGTCGATGCGTTGTTGTTAGTAGCAGAAGTAAAAGAAAAGAAACGATTAGAAGTAATGGAGGAAGTTTGGAAACATACTATGGAGAGATCATGAAACAAGATAAGTATATATTAAACTTTACGGACGAGAATAGAAACTTAAGTCACGTCTTTACAGTACCAGAAGGATCTACTTACTATGATGTACATCGTGAGTTAGTTACTTTCTTAAGTGCAGTATACGGATACGACTTACATGCGGAGTATACAGATTGAAAATACTATTACTTGACATCGAATCTAGTCCGAACGTAGCACACGTTTGGGGAATCTGGCAGCAGAACGTCGGTATTAATCAGTTGATGGAGTCGTCTTATGTACTATGTTGGGCAGCTAAGTGGCTAGGATCAGATGAAGTTCTATTTGATTCTACTCACCGCAGTAAACCTAAAGCAATGCTTAAGCGTATTCATGACTTGATATCAGAAGCGGATGCAGTTATCCACTACAACGGTACTAAGTTTGATATGCCTACATTGAACAAGGAGTTCTTGTTGCACGAAATGAATCCTCCTGCTCCTTATAAGCAGATAGATTTGTTAAGACAAGTACGTAGTCAGTTCAGATTTCCAAGTAACAAGTTAGATTATGTTGCTCAGAGATTAGGACTAGGTAGTAAGACTTCACATGAAGGTCATGAGTTGTGGGTTAAATGTATGGCAGGAGATAAAGATGCTTGGAAACGAATGGAAGAATACAATATACAAGATGTGGTATTGCTTGAAAAGCTTTACGATAGATTGTTACCTTGGATTAAGAATCATCCTAATCGCAACCATCACTCTGATTCAGTTGTTTGCCCTAGTTGTGGAGGCAATCATCTTCAGAAGAGGGGAACTGCTATTACAACTACATCGTCGTACCAGCGGTATCAGTGCAAGGATTGTGGATCGTGGAGTCAGGGCACTAAGCAGGTTAAATCGTCAGTAGAGGTGAAAGCATTATGATAAACGAAGGATATAGAAACTATGAAAGCCCGGTAGCAATGCCGGGTGAGTTCGTTGAGATACCTAAAGAGTTTACTCTTGAAGAATATTTTACCGGTTTAAATAAACTTATGGACGAAACAGGTAAAAGTGTAAGAGATACTCAGGTAGCAGGTACTCACTATCAGAAAGCAATTCAACCTTGGGATATTATTTCTGAGTGGGAGCTTGACTTCTGGGAAGGAAACGTGGTAAAATATATACTACGTTGGAAAGATAAAGATGGCGTACAAGATTTAAAGAAGGCTAAACATTATTTAGAATATCTAATTGAAAGGGAATTAAATGACAACTAAAAGTAAAACACAGAAGGTAAACTTCAGTAAGTTCTTTCCAGATGATGGAGGGTTTGTAACATTAACAGGTATGTTTGATCCGAATGCAACTAAGGATATGTTTCATGAGGACTTTGACTTAGACTTAACAATTCAGACAGCAACAGGTCGATACATTAACTTATACTCATGGCTAAGCAACAAGGATAATACGCTTCAACAATTGAAAGCTATTAACGAAGCAACAGCTAAGGCGATTAAGTTTTATGAAGACTCTGCAGCTGCTAAGAAAGCTAAGAAGTCTGTTCCAATTGACTTTGCACCAAAGCGTGTCTTAAAAACACGTAAGTAAATATGTATTCGTTGACGCTACAAGAATTACAAGAGAGGCTGAAACGACTTGATGAACTGTCTCTTCTTGAGTTACTAGATGTAACTTCGGAGGAGATAGTCGAGATGTTTGTAGACCGTATAGAAGATAACTTTGATCGACTGATGGATGAAGTTGATTATGATGGAGAAGAAGAAGATGAGTAGATATGAATTAACACCTTACAATACCTTTATCGCTAAGAGTCGATACTCTCGATACTTAGATGACAAGGGTAGACGTGAGCATTGGGGTGAGACAGTAGCACGATACTTTGATTTTATGACTAAGAATCTTAAGGAGAAGAACGGCTATACATTAACTCCTGAGTTACGTGCAGAGTTAGAAGACGCAGTAAAGCATGTGGATGTAGTACCTAGTATGAGAGCAGTGATGACAGCAGGAGCTGCATTAGAGCGTCAGAACGTAGCTGCATTTAATTGTTCATACCTTCCTATCGATGATGTTAAAGCATTCGATGAAGCTATGTACATCTTGTTATGTGGTACAGGTGTAGGATTCTCAGTGGAGCAACAGTATGTTAAGCAGTTACCTGAAGTGCCTGATCAGTTGTTTGATAGTCAGACTACTATTTCTGTTTCGGATTCTAAAGAAGGCTGGGCTAAATCACTCAGACAACTCTTGGCTTTATTGTACTCTGGCGAGATTCCAAAGTTTGACTTATCCAAAGTACGTCCTCAAGGAGCAAGACTTAAAACCTTCGGAGGACGAGCAAGTGGAGCAAAGCCATTGGAAGAGTTGTTTAAGTTCGCTATTGCCAAGTTCAAAGGAGCAGCTGGTCGTCGTCTTAGTTCCCTTGAATGTCATGATCTTCTCTGTAAGATCGGGGAAGTTGTGGTTGTGGGTGGAGTCCGAAGATCAGCAATGATTAGTTTGTCTGACTTATCAGATGACAAGATGGCTCATGCTAAAGCAGGTGCATGGTGGGATGGTAATGGTCAACGTGCGTTAGCTAACAACTCAGCTACGTATGAAGAGAAGCCTACTATCGGTCAGTTCATGCGTGAGTGGACTAGTATTTATGAATCACATAGTGGTGAGAGAGGAATATTTAATCGTGATGCATCGCAGAAACAAGCAGCGAAGAATGGTAGAAGAGACAGTACTTACGAGTTTGGTACTAACCCTTGCAGTGAGATCATTCTTCGCCCTTACCAGTTCTGTAATCTATCCTCTTGCATTATTCGTAGTACTGATACTATGGATACTCTGGAGAATAAGATTAGGTTGGCTACAATTCTTGGGACTTTTCAAGCGACGTTAACTAACTTTCCTTACTTGCGTAAAGTATGGCAGAAGAACACTGAAGAAGAAGCGTTGTTAGGTGTATCAATGACAGGTATCCTAGACAATGCTTTGTTGAATAACCCTGATGATGTAGAACTACCAGCTAGACTAGAAAGGTTAAGAGATGTTGCTATCGCTACTAACGCTGAGTACGCTGCTGCTGTCGGGATTAATCAGTCTGTGGCTGTTACAGCTGTTAAGCCGGAAGGAACAGTCAGTCAGCTTTGTTCAACTGCTAGTGGTATTCACCCTCAGCACAGTGAGTATTATATTCGTAGAGTACGTGCTGATAACAAAGATCCTCTAACTCAGTTTATGATTCAGTCAGGGTTTGTAGCTGAGCCTTGTGTGATGAAGCCTGATAGTACTACAGTGTTTAGTTTCCCTGTTAAGGTAGCAGAAGGTGCAATGTTACGAGAAGACTTGTCTGCCCTACAGCACTTGAAGTTATGGTTGTTGTATCAGCGTCACTACTGTGAACACAAACCATCAGTAACTATCTCTGTTAAAGAGAATGAATGGATGGAAGTAGGAGCATGGGTGTACGAACACTTTGATGAGGTAACCGGTGTATCATTCTTACCGATGGATGGTGGAACATATCGTCAAGCACCGTATGAAGAGTGTACTGAAGAGCAATACAATCAGTTGAAGTTGCTTGTACCTGAGACAGTTAACTGGGATAACTTCAAGGAGTATGATGATAACGTAGAAGGTGCTCAGACGTTAAGCTGTACTGCGGGTGGTTGCGAGATTTAAGAGTTACGAGGGGAAAGCAGATGCTAGTGGACACTACTCAGTTTGTATGGGTTAAACTATACACTCCCACTAGACGCAGTGAGTACCCTCTTTTTATAAGGAGTATGTATGACTATAGTTAACTATGAAGTTGTTTTTCACATCCCTCAAAACATAAGACATGATGTGTATATTGTTACTTCAACAAACTTCTTAGAACATTTTAACAGGTTGTTTGAAGAGTATGAAGAAATGGGTGTTGATTTTACAACCTCTATTAAACACACAGACACTCAAATAATTAAGGAGTAATATGAACGTAGAACTAAGTGTAATTAAAGGGTTTGGAGTTGGTGTAGAGTACGTCAACGGTGATGATATTGGAGAGGATGATGTATCAGTCTATGTTGTAGTTGACTTAGGCTTCATCCGTCTCTTGTTTACAACTTACAAAGCAGTAGTTTAACTAAAAGGACGTGTACCTGTTTTATCAATAATTAGTGATTGTTTTCTTGGGCTTGCTTTAGGATCGTTAGTGATACTGATGTGAGTCCAAGATCCAAACTCTTCAATGATTTGATCGAACGGAACACTCTTTGTCATACAAGCTAAGACAACTTCTCTAGGTGTCATCCCCGGCACTCTAATATCAGCAGCACATCCTACCCTATGTTGACTAGTATCCTTAGATCCTACAGCGTCATTAACAGCTTTGCTTCTGAATGCAGAGTTAATCATAATAGGTTGACCTACTACTGCTCTAACAATCTCAAGTAATGCAGCAAGTCTACTTAGGTTATGAATCTCTTGTTCATTAGGAGTATTGTCTAATCCCTTACGCTCAGCAATCTCTGAGTTAATAAGTTCTTCTAGTGTGAAGTGCACTGATAGCGGAGTAGATTTCATTCGTCAACTCTTCCTGCTCTTAAAGGTTTAATCTTCTTAGCTACACCTAGCTTCTCTTCTAAGATAGCAATGTGTAATCTGTTCTCTCCAATAGCATCCCTATTCTTCTGAATCTCAACACCCATATCTTGCCTTAGTTTCTCACGAGCTAACTCAGCACCTGTATTAGATGCTTGTTTGTTATCACTTGTAACTACCAATGATACTTTACTGTTAAGAATAGTTACATCATGTTGAATAGCACTTAATGCTGATACAAGATACCCTGTACATCCAATGAGTAATGGAAGAAGTGCAAATAGCATCTTCTCAATAAATGCTCCCTTAGCTGATTCTTTAGTTTCTTCTG